TGAATGAAATCTACATATCGGTAGAAGAGAAAGTTAATGAGCATTGGGAGAATGGCGGTACAACTATGATGTTTCCACTTACGCTGTACAAAGCCATCGAGCAAGCCTTGAAGGAGAAGAACAATGCCTGATATATCAATGTGTAATGACAAAGAATGTCCAAAGTTTATGGATTGTTATCGAGCGCAGGCAACACCAAGCCCACACTGGCAAACATATTTCAGCCCGTGGGTAGAGGGCGAAGAGTGCAAGTATTTTTGGCCCATAACTGAGGAGAAGAACACATGATGACGCCAAAATTCATGCAATTGCTTGAACGGTGCATCGAGGACGGTGTTGTTATTGGTCTTAACAGGGCATACAAGCACACCGATAATCCAAGTAAAACGCAAATTAACGAGTCTATTGTCAACGAAGTGCTTTTCCAGATACATGAATGGTTCGATTTTGATGACGCAAAGGAAAAGGACGCATGATTGACCGCTTGATCCTGAGCGCCGTACTGGGAACCGCCGGGTGGCATGGTCTGTACCCTGATCCACCCAAGCCGCCAACAGCCAGCCAACTGATGGAGATGGGCCAAGACAAGTCAATCAGCAACGTGTGCGCCAAGAAAAAAAAGACCACAAAGTTAAAAGAATTGTGTGCAAAATGGCAAAAACACCTGTAAAATAACGGTATGAATGCATTTGATTATTCAGGATCGAGCAAGATTACGAAGCAGTTGGCAAAGAGTCACAGCATCAGCAAAAACTCGTCAAAGATTGTGAATGAGGCCAGAACAATCAAGGGAATTGATCCCGGCACAATTTACGGAATCAGCCGCAGCGGAGACGAGAGCGTAAGCCGCTTCAATGCCATCAGATCAATGCAGTTGAGTAAATCTAAACTTCAAGTTAAACTCCAGTCTAATGAATTACATGGAGAGCAACGTGGCAACAAAGAAACCCAAGGCTGAAGCGCAAAAAGAATCTGTTACAACAGAAGTAGTAGTTGCGCCGCCGAAACCAAAAATGGGTAGGCCATCCAAATACACCCCAGAGCTTGCTGACGAGATATGCCAGAGACTAAGCAACGGAGAGCCGTTAAGGCAGATATGCAGGGATGATCACATGCCAGCGTGGCAGAAGATTTATGAGTGGATGGCAAAAGACGAGAAACTTTCGGGAGCCATCGCGCACGCGCGGGACTTAGGATATGACGCAATGGCTGAGGAATGCCTGATCATTGCCGACACTCCCCAGCTTGGGCAGACTCAGGTGATGGACGACAAGGGATCGAAGGTGACCATTGAGGACATGCTGGGCCACCGTAAGCTAAAGATTGAAACCCGGCTGAAACTGCTGGCTAAGTTCAACCCCAAGAAGTATGGCGACAAGGTTGTTGTCGGTGGAGCGCCCGGAGAGCCTGTGGAGCATAAGGTCGAGATCAGCATGTTTGACAGCATTGTCAAGAACTTAGAGTTGACCAAGCAGTCTGAGCTATGAGTGAGCTTGTCGCCCTACTGAAAGATCCAGCCGTCCGTGAGCAGTTTGAGGCTATCCCGGACGAGAAGTACAAGGCCGCATGGTTATGGCGCATGGTGTGGCTTTCCAAGGCTCACAAGCACCAGATACTGCCTCCGGGCGACTGGTGGACGGTTTGGCTGCTGCTGGCGGGCCGGGGCGCGGGTAAGACCCGTCTGGCTGCTGAGCAGATCGGCTGGTGGGCATGGACTCAGCCCAATACGCGCTGGCTGGTGGCTGCGCCAACCTCTGCTGACGTGCGGGCAACCTGCTTTGAGGGCGATTCTGGCCTGATATCAGTGATCCCTGCCAATCTGGTGGCTGATTACAACAAGAGCTTCCATGAACTCAAGCTGACAAACGGCTCCCTGATCAAGGGGATCCCTGCTTCCGAGCCTGAGCGGTTTCGAGGCCCCCAATTCCACGGGGCATGGTGCGATGAGCTTGCCGCATGGGACTACCTGACCGCAGCGTGGGATCAAATCCAGTTCGGTGTGCGACTGGGTACGCAGACCCGTATCATTTGTACAACAACTCCAAAGCCCAAGGACTTGATCATTGAGCTTGTTGGGCGGCAGGGTGACGACGTGGTGGTGACCACCGCATCCACCTACGCCAACATGGCAAACCTGAGCAAGAACTTCCAGCGCCAGATCCTCCAGTACGAGGGAACCAAGCTGGGGCGGCAGGAGATCCACGCTGAGGTGATCGACATCGAGGAGGGCGGCATTGTCAAGCGCGACTGGTTTCGCCTGTGGCCTGATGACAAGCCATTCCCTAAGTTTGAGTACATTCTCCAGAGCTATGACTGCGGGTTCAAGGACAAGGAGGCATCAGATCCTACTGGCTGCATAACCCTTGGCGCATTCAAGCCTATGGACGGCGGCATGTGCGTCATGGTGATTGATTGCTGGCAGGATAAGCTTACCTACCCTGATTTGCGCCCGAAGGTGATTGACGAGTATGAGGTGGTGTATGGCGAAGGCAAGACCAAGAAGCGGGTGGACTTGATCCTTGTAGAAGACAAGGCCGCTGGCATATCCTTGATCCAAGACTTGCAGCGAGCGCACCTGCCAGTAAGCGGATACAACCCCGGCAACGCAGATAAAACCCAGCGCCTGAGCATTGTGTCCAACATCATCAAGGCAGGCCGTGTGTGGGTTCCAGAACACAAAGAGCGTAAGGGTTATGTAAGAGAGTGGGCAGAGGGCATGGTGTCGCAGATATGCTCATTCCCTGAAACTGCGCATGATGAGTTTGTGGACTGCATGAGTCAGGGACTGAGGTATTTACGCGACGGTGGCTGGATTAGTATTGACCCGCCGCCAAGAGAAGATTATGATGACGACGATGTTTATGACGCAGGAATTCGCAAAGGTGTGAATCCTTATGCTGAGTAAACCCAAAAAGTGTATGGATTGGTAACGGGTTAGCGCCGTTATGTGGATTGAAAGCATTGCACCAAGTTGTTGAACACACTGCTTTATGTGAACAGTCCATACTCTTGTTGGTGGAAGTTCGTAGCGCCATAGGACGCTGTGGCTATGTCAGCAAAGCGCAATTGCTGGCTAATACAAGACTCTGCGTGTGCTTACCTTAGCGGGCCAAGGCAAATTGGAGCCACCAACAACCCTTTAGCGGGGTGGAGAAGGAGTATCTCGGATGTCTCATACGCATCAGATCGTCAGTGCAAATCTGACCCCCGCTACCATCATGTACACAAAACCCAAAAATCCGTACATGACAACTATGACATGTACGAGTTTCGGACAAATATGTACATGACCAGCCTCTTCTCATAAGAGACGTTGCTACTTATAATCGGCGAAGTTATACACTGGCGGCAACATGAACCCAAAGTATCCATCTATCCAAGAGATGATTCAAAAGCTGCAAGAGGCGGGCCGTACACCGATTGTTCCTGCCCCTAATCGCTGGTTTGCCGATCCAGTGAAGCACCCGTTCCAACAGAAGATGATTGAGCGAGTGCTGGCGCAGACTGGGCAGGGGCGCGAGGGTTTCCCTTCTGGCTCCTACATCAACCCGCAGACTGGCGAGCCGATGGACTTCGACATCATGCACGACTTAGGTGTGGCTATTGATCCCAATACGGGACGGCCCATGATGTCTGGCATCAAGTCTGACTTGACCGAGATTGACCCTAAGTACGGCTCAATCACCAAAAGCAATCTGGTGCGCAAGGGCTTGTTCAAGCACGAAGGCGGCGACGAGCTACTCAAGAACCTAGCCTTCCTTGCCACCATCGAGAAGAGCGGTAAGGGCCACCACTACGGCCTGTCAACGCATTACGCCTCCCCTGCTGAGCTTGTCAACACAATGACTGGGCAGAACCCAACGCTCAGGCCGCATAGCCGTGGCGACATCTTCGGTGTGGGTGATGAGGTCGGTCGCATTTCCATCCAAGGCAAACATCACCCTGTGTATGAGAAGCTGTTGGTGGCGCCTGCTGGCTCAGATGTTCAGGGCAAGAAACTCCACAAGGATAAGGGTGGCGTAGCTCACATGGCTGAAGGTGGCTCATTTGTTGACTCGTTGGTTGACACCTTCCCTTCACTTGCGCCTTTGGCAAGCGCCTTTGGATATGAAAAGCCCACGGAAGCGCCAGCATATAACCCGCTGAGCGCGTTCCCTGCTGACACTTTGCCGTCTTCAATGCCTGAAACAGTCAAGTTCTACAGAGCAGACCCTACTGGCAAATTTGGCGGCAAAGAAGGGCTTGAGACGCTGCCAACCAAATTTAGCGCAGGCAAAGTGGATGACCCATCAACCCTGTACAGATATGCGCGGATGGCTGGAGCGGCTAACAAGTATGGCTACCCAACCATGTCGCCAGAAGAAGTTGCGGCATTCGCAATAAAAGAAGGCCGGGCTGACCTTGGTCACAACGACATGACGCTTGGCAACAAGCAAGAGAAAGACTTCGACAAGAAGCTCGACACCCTGCATGACATACCTATACACGACAAAAACTTTTTGACAGCATTGATGGCAAAGAAGAGTACGGCTGACAGGTTTGGCGTGTCATTGCCAGAAGCTTGGAATGGCTTGGGGGTAAATAGCGCCGGGCAGTCCGGTAGAGACTACGCCAGAAACTGGGAAGCGCAAAAGGCAGCGGCTCTTCACCCAAAGAACAAAGAGTTCATGAACTTTGTGCGCAATGCCTATGAAGAAGGCCGCAAGCATGGCTTGATACCAAATAAAAACACACAGGCCAGCACAGGTCAAGCGCCTTACAAGCAAGGTGGTCTTGCCCATATGGCTGACGGCGGACAGTATCAAAGTGTTATGGAAGATTACAACCAACCTCCTCGCCTGCCTACGGCTGAAGAAGAGGCGATTGAGCCTGTATACCCAGAAGAATATTTGATTGGTTCGGGCTTAGGAAAGAGCGCCATAAACGTCGCCAGAGGATTAGGAAATAAAGTTTTAAGTCGTGCTGAAATGGCGTTGCGCCCAGCGGTAAAAAACGACGTGGTTGTGTCAAAAGGAATAGGTACAAAAGATTTTCCAATACGCATGCCAAACAGTAATGAAGATATTACTCACGCATATAGAAATATGTCGCAAGCAGAATATGATGCCGCTAAAAAATCAGGATATTTTGAGGCAAACCCTTATGCAAAGTACGAAGAGGGCACAAAATGGTGGAGTGGTGGTGATGAACTTGGTAAGTTTGGTAGAGAATGGAAGGGCGGCAAAGACGCTATTACAGTGCGAGTACCCAGAAACAAAGTACCAGAAAACAAAGCGGTTCGGTTTAAAGATGTAGAACAAATGAAACATGGCGGTGTTGCCCACATGGCTGATGGTGGTTCCGTGGAAGACTACGAGCAGCCAGAAACGGACTCAGCGCCAGCTTCATTGCCGGTCAGCAACTATGAGAAGATGCAACTGTTCACATGGATGCAGAAAAACCACCCTGAGTTGATGGCGCTCAACAACAACGAGCCCGCAGCCTTCTTGGCTGACTTGGCCCTGAAAAGCGGCAAGGGTTACAGCGACAAGAACCCGGTTGAGCAGCCATGGGAAAGAAAGCGCGTCAACCCGTTCACCGACCAGCAAGACTTCCATGACCTGCCGACCGAAGACATTTACGGCCAGCGCCGCGAGATGCCCAAGCATGAGCATTCCAAGCTGCCAAACATGCCCAAGGGTATGGACTACCGCAGGAACATTCAGGAACTGCAAGACAGCATAAACAGCCGCGAAGGAAAGCTTGGCATGCCTTACAGCGGTGGTTACTATGCCCGGGGCGGAAAGGTCACCCACGCCCACCACCTAGAGATTGAGGAACGCCCGCTATGAAAAAGCTCGTTGGTGAAGGAAAGCCATTCCACTCTGCTGTTGACAAGACAGCGGCGCTGCTCAAGCGCAAGGTAGGCACAGGCGCTGAGTTCATGAAGGAACTGATGGGCCTGCCCGGCATCAAGCAGACCGAGATTCAAGAGCGCGGCCTGCACAACCTGATGGAAGCTCCTCGCATGACGCATGAGCAGTTCATGGCTGAGTTGAGCAAGAAGCCAGCACCAGTGCTTCGAGAAAAAATACTTGGCGGCGACCGAAGTGAGCCTGACAGTGAAGCCCCGTACCATGAGCGAGACTACACATTACCCGGCGGTGAAAACTATCGAGAGATGTTAATCAAAGCGCCACAAGAAAAAGGCTACACAGCACCCAATGGCGCATTCTTCAGCAAGCAAGATTTGGCAGACCCCGTGGCACACAAGACAGCCAAACGGATTGGTTTGTCGCCAGCGTATCGCCCAATTGGAGAGCAGTTTTCTGGCGTAGAACATCATTTTGGTGGCGAACCCGGCATCCTTGCCAGCATGCGCTTGAAAGACCGCTTGGTAGAGCAACCAGCCGAAATGCGCCATGTGGCATTTAATAAAAAATCTGGATTTCCGTCACCAGACTTTGCTACGCCAGAAGAGTTGGACGCATACATAAAAACTTTGCCTGCAAACATACAAAGCTCTTTGGTTAAAAAACAAGCTCAAATAGCAAAGCCGCCATTAAAGCTATTGCACCTTGAAGAGTTGCAATCCGACTGGCATCAGCAGGGGCGTGAGCATGGGTATAAATTACCGCCAGAACAAACTGCGCCAATGGATTCAGAGTATCGCGCACTGGTTCACAAAAATGCAGATGCAAGAGCAAATGGACAAGAGCCTGATCCGCAAGATGTAAAACGCGCCAAAGAATTAGAAGAGCAACTAATTCAGTCGGACACTACCAAAATTCCCAACGCCCCATTCAAAAAGAACTGGGAAGAGATGGCGCTCAAGCGTCTGGTGCATCACGCCGCAGAGAAGGGCTACCACGGCATTGTGGTGACTCCCGGCGAGGAACAGGCAGACCGCTACAACATTGGCAACCACATTGGTCAATTAAATGCTGATGAGTACGACATTGCTGGAGACCGTCAGTGGAGAATTAATGCCAAAGACAAATCAGGAAATAAAGTACCAATTTCAAATCAATATTTGACAGACGAAGAACTTGCAAGCCATGTAGGCAAGGAGTTGGCGAATAAAATTATTGCTGATAGAGGTGGGGAATATTCTGGATTAGATTTGCATGTCGGCGGCGAAGGCATGAAGGGCTTCTACGACAAGAAGGTTCCCAACATCCTCAACAGCATCGGCAAGAAGTACGGCGTGAAGACTGAGTTGCATGGATACAAGTTGCCGCACCCTGAAACAGATTTGCCTGCAATCAATGAGGCAAATGCAATTCGCGCTACTCATGGTTTTGAACCAGTTCATCAACCCATTTTGCATCACTTCCCTATTACAGAAGAGATGCGCAAAGACGTATTAACAAATGGCCTGCCCTTGTACTCACAAGGCGGCAAAGTACACATGGCAGACGGAGGCGACATGGATCAAATGCAATTAGAGATGATGAACAAGCAACTGGGCATGTACAAAGCCGCAGATCGAGCCAAAGCTGGCAGGATGGCGGCTGAAGCCATTAAAAAAGAGCCAGAGATGAAAGCATCCGAGGCGCTTGGTCAATTGCGTGAGAAGGGCTTTAAACGCACCACCACCACACAATCAGATCGAACTCGTGTTGGCGGGGGAAATATTGGAGGCGCAAACTTTTCAGCGCTTTCTAACGTTGATCCTGAATATGCCAATAAAGTATGGGGCGTAATGGACACTGGTACAGCATCACGCTTGACCAATTTAACAAACCCTGAGACCGCATGGACAACCATGCTTGGATCAGAGCATCAGCTTAAAAGCAATCCAATTGTGTTTGACAAGCTTAGACGACAATTTCAAGCCGCTATGAAGCAAGGCTTGTTATCTCCAGAGCTTGAAGCAAAGATTAACCATAACTTAGCTTTGAATTTTGGTGAA